CGCCGCCGCAATAGATCAGTCGGGGTGACAGGATTCGAACCTGCGACCTCACGGCCCCCAGCCGTGCGCTCTAACCAAACTGAGCCACACCCCGATGACTTACCTATTATATATAATTTAATGGCAGTTGTAAAGGATTTTTCCATATATCATTCGCAAAAACGTAAGTCGTTCATATTATAATAATGAATTTACAACAAAAGGAGATACCGCCAATGGCAACTTGTCAAACAAATAATCAGATGCGTTATATGCGCCGTACAATGCCCGACACCTCCTGCCCGTGTCACGAAACAGTTCCTATGAACGGATGTCCGAATACCCGGGACTTTTTCCCTGCAAATATGCCGATTGCAATGGCATATGTTCCATGGCAAAAATGGCAGAACATTTATGAACCGTGCCGCGCTCTTAAAAACGGAACGATCTTTGAGGAATTAAATAAACCATTCTCAGGGAAAGGAGCCTGCTGCCGATGAAAAACTATCCTTATTCTAACTCAAACTGTTCTGTCACAAATAATAATACTCAAGACTGTTCTTTAAATAACGCTTCAATGAAAAATATGCATCGTTCTATGAACCGAAACCAGCTTATGGAGCATATCAACCAGGTTAGTTTTGCTGTTGACGAAGTAAAACTTTATCTCGATACGCATCCTTGCGACAGCGAAGCGCTTGCGTATTTTCATGAAATGAGCGCCCACCGCAACGACGCTTTAAAACAATATGCTTCTGCCTACGGACCACTGACTGTCGACACAGCCGATTATTCCTGTGCCGAACGATGGAACTGGATCAATGAACCGTGGCCATGGCAGGAAGGAGGATGCTGATTTATGTGGAATTATGAAAAACGTCTTCAATATCCGGTAAAAATCACACAAACCAATCCTAAAATTGCAAAGATCATCATCAGTCAATTCGGAGGTCCCGACGGAGAACTGGCCGCATCTATGCGCTATCTCTCTCAAAGATATACTATGCCGTATAAGGAAGTAACAGGAACGCTAACCGATATAGGAACAGAAGAACTCGCTCGTAGAAGATGAAGCTAATTAAATAATGATAAGATGATGCAATATTTCTCCCCGGAGCTGATACTCCGGGGAATATTTTTAATATAACTGGAATTTATCAAGCGCAATGCCGAAACATCCGGCATATCCGTCCTGCCCGTTTCCTACTTCATTGTCGAATTGCCACGGATAGTAACCGCCGCCAATCGGAGCAACTCTGTACTGCGCTTTTTGATAACCATATTTTGCAACAATATCCGCCGGAGTATCATAATATACCTCTACGGCATCGATCACAGCTCCCGGATATCCAGCATAGCCGTTGTTTGCGTCAGACCAGTTACATCCGGTTACGTAAGGTAACCATCCCTTGCCCTTTACATGCACGCGGTATTTTACAGTACCTTTATTAACCTTTATCGCGATACCGGCGATTGTACGACCCGGAAGTCCTGCAAAATCAGACAGGTTATTCACAAAGGGCAGGATTGTTCCGTCGGTCAACATAACGCCATAAGTAAACACAATGCCGGGATCACCGGATGCTGCACTGCTTCCGCCTCCACTGACAACCGGAGCATCCGGCAACTTGTCCATTCCCATATACTCACGGATTTTATTAATAAAATATGTTTTACAGCCAGATGTGCCCCCATGAATCTCTACAGATCTGTGCGGGCACGCTGTCGCGAATACCTCCTTGTGCAGCCGGATTGTATTCGTGTTTGGAACGATACCGTACTGCTTACACTTCTGCGCCGCCAACTTCAACGCATTCTCTTCATTTTTCTTAAAGATTTCCAAATCCCCCATACTCTGACAGACCTCGATCGAATAATAGTTCCGGTTTCCGTCTGTCTGCCCGCAGTGCCATGCTGCGTAGGCATCATCTTCCGCATACAAGATCCCGTCACTAGCTACATAAGCGTGAGCAAATCCGTTTTCTAACGGATGCGTTTGCAGCCATTTTCTGTAAAACGCTGCATTTGCATTTTGTGATCCTGCATCGTTGTGAATAAAAATTCCTCTCGGATTTCCACCTCTAAGTCCTGCTACTCCTCTACAAATACTCATGTTCTTCTCCTTTCTTCCACACAAAAGAGGACGGTGTTACTCGCCCTCTGAATCTTCATACTCCGGCACATTCACTTCCGGCAATCCTTTTAAGCTCATCAGTAATGATATAACTCCGGCTGTTGCACATACTCCTGCAATATTCACCCAGTCAAGAGATACGATATTTACCATATCTGCTCCGATTAAAGATATCGCTGTCTCGGCTATTGTTTTCACGGCTCTTATCCCAGCCGCTTTACTCCATTTTATCCAATATTCTCTGTTCTTCATTCCTCTACCTTCCTTTCCAAATCATCAATGCGATGATTCGCTACTTTTATTTTTTCTTCCAACAAATACGTCCGCTCTACAACAGAGTTATGTTTTTCTACTTTCTTTTCAAGCTGCTCAATCCTATATTTGATAAGTTGTGTACCCCCGAAGCTTCCGATCAGTGTACCGAGCAAGGACAAAACAGCGACTACAACTGTGTCTGGCATATAAGTCTCCCTTCTTTTAATTTATACATAAAAATAAGACCTGTTACGGTCTTGCTCTGATTTCTATGTGGTCATATCTCTTATGATACATATATTCGCACCTCATGCTTCAGAATCTCCGGCGGAATCTCATATGTAAATTCCAGCGTGTATGATCCACCTTTGATCATCGGTTGGATCAGTGCAGATAAGAGGGTTTCTGTATCGCTTTTCTGCATGATTTCACATGTACCTAGATTCTCTTCCTGTTCCCCATTCCGTAAGACATACTTTGCTGATGTCACATCAAACGGCTTTCCATTTGTGCTCCGCACACTGATACAAACATATTTTTTCTCGCCGAGTTCAAATCCGACTTTTTCCAGCAATTATACCACCGCCTTTCTGCAACCTTTCAGTTTCGCAATATAATTTTCCTGCAGAACATTTACATCTCTGAACGTGACCAGCTGTGCCACCCACGGAAGCAGTAACAAGCGCACCTTGCCGCCCATATCAATCAATCTTGCCTCCGTCCGATCTCCCAGTAACCGCGCCTCTGTATGCGCGTGATAATCAAGCGTCACAGTGCAATACAGATGTCCTCTAAGTCCGCTGTCAGATTCTGCCCACACCTCTATTTCCTGCAGTCCCGGCAGTCGCGGGGCATATCCCTCCCAGTACCCGGGACGATCCGGGATGGGCGTAAACTCCACTTCTGTAGAGTTTACAATGCCCCATACTCTGATAATCATATCAATCTGCCGGATCTACAATCTTAAAGGATAAGCGAATCATACCATTTGCGTTTACCGTGGTCGCTTCTGCTTCGACGTCAGATATAATCGGCGCTTTGGTATCAACTGTGACATGTCTCGTAACAGATGTAGTCTTTCCGATGCTGTCCTCTGCAACTACTGTGATTTCATTCTCGCCTTCTCTAAGCGTAATCTCCTTACTAAACGCCCCACCTGATCCAAAGGACACGACTTCTCCGTTAATCTTAACGCTTGTAAGCGTTACCGCATCCGATCCGGCCGCAGCAGTACCTGCTACTGTTACCCTGTTGCTGTTTGTCAGCAAATTATCCTGCGGGCTTGTAACATTAAGCGTCGGGGCAGAAGTTGAAATGACGAAGGATACTGTCGCAGCATCGGATACATTTCCATCATTGTCTGTTACCTGTAAGGATACAGAGTTTGATCCATCCGACAGGTTGGTCGCATGGTAGGTACAAACCTTTTTACCACCCTGATCTGCCCATGATACGCCCTGTGTAACCTGAACATTGTTGACCTTAAAGATTACAGATGCCATATTAAGACCGGAGCCGCCGGCATCAGAAAGCTCAAGTTTGATGTCCTGCGCTGCTGATCCAAGGACACTGCCCTGGGTTGGGGAGATGATCTTTGCGACGGGTTTCGTCTTTTCCAAAACACGGATGTTTAACTGATCTCCATATGTCCCGTCGGTGGCGTGCATGATCGTCTCGTTGCCCGCTGCGTCAAAGGCATGGAGTTCGATTGGATATGTATGATTGTTTTGTCCGTAGGACGATTCCGCTCCCGATGGGATATCCACTTTCCACAACTGTGTTCCCGAATTATATGACGCATTATACTGCTGCCCTTTATATACAGCATAAGCTCTTGTTATTTCACTCATATCATTAAATCCTCCTAAAACTTATTTGCGTTCTGAAGCTATTGGGTAGTCATAGGGATAGTCATGGGGATAATCCTGCTCGTACCAGAACTCAAAGCTGATCCGAATGCGCTCTCCCGCAGCTACAGTAGTTTTCTCTGTCTTTACTTCCTTGATCTCTGCCATATGCTACCCGCCTTTCTCATTCCGTTGCCTTTTCCACGTATAATCCGATTAAATCACTCAAATTATGATACACTGGGTTTTCTGTATCTCTATTACACAGATAGATCACTCCATCCTGGCTGTAATATTTGCCCTTTTCCAGCGCCATGTTGCCATCATACGGAATTGGATTCTCCTGCGTACCGGCATGAGTCTCATCAATGACAGCATACAGGCTCTCTGTTCCCTCGCCCGGAACATACTGTTCTTGGATCAGTAAGCTATCTTGAATCGTCTTATACAACACATCCCCATGCACAAACTTATACCCTTTCTCAACAGTCTGCCCTATTACATCTTGCCACTGCGGATAGAGTATTTTGACCGCCTGCGCCTGCTCATCATCAAATGTCTGCGCCTGCATCTGCGCAACCAGCATAGCTGCCTGAATCATCTGCGATTGCGTTTCCGGAAGGGTTTCCTGCTTGTACATCACCACGCCGTAAATCTTCCCGGTATAAATCTCCGTCCTGTAAAATGCTGTATATCCCTCGTGCGCAGCTACAGTCTGCCCTCGCTCTTGCACAATCATGTGGACTGTCCGGCTTTGATCAGTAAACAGCACCTTTAACTGTTCCGGAGTATTTCCAACCGTCAGAATTCGCAGATAATCCCCGTGGGATTCAACCTGCTGAACAATAATCTCGGTTGCATCATTAAAAATAAGCTTCATAAAAATCAATCCTTTCTTAATCTTTTGGGAAAATAAATATTTGTCACAATTACAGTCGTATCACGATAAAAAGACGCTCACACCGACCGATCTGGGAATAAGGAACGGAGTGTGGGAATCCATAGCAAACAATTCGTATAAAACCGGGAAAACGATACACCTAAATATGGAAATTTATACAACTGCCACAATAGTTGCAAACTATGTGTATGACAATGTTTTTACAATACCGTCACAGTATCGCCCATTAAATGATACTATCGTAAATGCAATAGCGTCAGATGGGGCGTACAAAAACGCGGTTGCCTGCACAGCTATGGTAAAAGAAAATGGTAATCTGTTTATCTGCATACCCAAAGCGACAAACAATTATCTTTTTATCGACGCGGAGTGGGAAATTAAATAACGCTTATCACTTCCATGTTCCACGCACATAATAGGATAAAGTAAAGCTGGCTTTCCCCCATGATGTTGCGGCGAGCACATGGTATTTAAAACCGGATTTGAAATTGTCGGAAGATCCATAAACATTTCCCCAAATAGCTCCACCACCTCCGATTGACAAAACTGGACGGCATGAAGTTTTGGATGCGACGGGATATTTAACGGGAAACTCGATCGACTGATAGATATTCCCAGCTTTTGCATCGATCGCGCAAGTTAAATTTGAGTCAAACCACATTTCGAGCGTTCCGTCATTCCACTTACGATATTTCCCATTGGGATTGTTACCTTCCTCGACAATGTAGTTTTTAGTTTTCAATGTCTTATCACGTAACTCCGACAAATATTTATTTATCGTAGACATGTCGTCCATCATCGGAGGTATGATATCGACGCCCGTAACATTTATCCCATCCAAATTAATTACAAATACCGGACAATACACTTCTGCATCACCCGCCTGAATATCTCCATCCGTTACCGGCATACTAGGCACTGCCGGATTACTTGCCGCTGGCGTACCCTGCACAACCGCCCATTCTCCTGACTCAATGTTTCGTGACGAGTCATATGTATATTTGACTGCAATCACATCTTTTCTCTTCATTCCTTGATTACCATTGTTGATAGTTACCTCATCGTAAACCCCAACTTTAACAGTAAAGAGAGCACCCTGAAACATCAGCGCGCCATCTTTGATACGGATTTTATTTGAGCTCTGCACTTCCGGTGTCAGCATACTTCCCGTATTAAGGATACAGGCATTCTCCCCAAAAATACCCTGTTGAAGCTGCCGAACCTGCTGTGATGTGATGTGCGGCTTCCCCGATCTTCCTGTTACTAATTCCATAATTAATCATCTCCTTCTACTTTATATTCAAGAGAGGTCTTTCCTCCCGCTACCCGGTAAATCTTTTTTGCAATCGGCTTTGCCGCATACATCCCCGTGCCGTAATCACGCCCGCCGATAATATCCCCAATCTCAACATTCATTTTTAACTGCTCAACATTCATTTCAAAAATAGTTCTGTTCATAAGCTTCGCCAGCTTTTCTCTTCCTTTTTCTTCCAACTCATCACGCTCTGCTGACGTATTTTCATATACCCCACAAACTTCCCTGATTCCTGTATAAAACAAATCTCTGCCAATACTGCCGTCCTCCTGGACGTACAGATCAATCACCTGCCGATCCTGCAATTCGCCTTTTCCAAGGCAAATCAAATGATTGATACCGTTTTTATTTTCATCAAATGTAAAGTTCAACCTGCTGTCCTGTGACAGTTCAATTTTTTCCGAGTAGTCCTCAATCGGTACTGCCGACAATTCCACGTATCCGGGTTGCCCTCTCTCCTGCTGTACATACCGTATCTGTAACCGATACCCGACACTTTTTAACATCTTTGTGAGACCCGCCAGTAAAGTACAGTACCTATCAAATTGATAATCAGTTACAAATATTCCCGTATCACTTCGGGACACAACAAAATAATCACCGAAATGTTCTGCGATCAGACCATCTAACACCACACTCAGTTCACCGGATACTTTCTTATAATCTTGCCCGGTGGGGGGACGAATGATTTTCTTTTCCAACATTCCTCTCCACGTCCTGCCAAATAAAGATATTGTGCTGTCTGTCGTGTTTATCTTCTTCCTCCCGATAATACCGCCAAACTCTGTATCATTGATGTAAAACACATTCCCATACTTATATCGGTCATCCCACTGATCGCGCCGAATCTTGATTTCATAGTCGTTTTCATCCGATCCAATCGCCATATCAATTTCCGCTCCCATCACTGGACGGATATCCCGGAAATTCTGATCCGCAAGGATCAACTGCCTTTCGTCTTGCATTTCGGCTCGCTCCTTTCGCAGTATAATTTAAGATCGAAGCCGAAACTTCCTGGCCAAACAACACGGATATTTCCCGGCGCAATCAGATCGAATACTGACTGTTGCTTTGCTCGGGAATCATAAATATCCTGTCGGACTCCATCCGACCTATATTTAACAATCGTATTATTCCGGCTATTGATCTGCATGTAATCATTCTCGTCCAGAGATGTATAAACTTGATACGGATGTCCATTAATTAAGATCATCGGATCTGTCACAGGCCCGAAAACCGTCAGAAGAAATTCGCAGGGGGCAAAATGATCTACTGTCCAAATCAAATCACTGCCATATGGCATTGTGTAATCATAGTTAAAATCATACTCATAATCTAAATGCCCCTCTGGATCATCCCCCGATATAATCTGCTGGAAAGATCTTGATACCTCGTGAATCCAAAACGGATGATCCGTCACAACGGTAAGATTTTTAACCTGTATCGGAACACCCATAAACGCATCCGTTTTTATATCGCCGGATATATAGCAGGACAAATACTGATCTCCAATATACAGCCGCCCCGGTTTGTGGTTTATGATGTCTTTTACAACGATGCTGTGGAAATTATTCAGGATGTCCGCAAATTCCTCATCTGAATCCGCGGTTACAGTAACCGTAATGGGATATGTGGCCATTTCTCTTGTAAATGACGTTATTTTCCCATTATCTGTATCTGCATCCCATGAATAGTTGAATAACTCTTGATACTTCAGAATCACATTTTCAGAGTCGAGGAGAATCTTTTCGTTTAAATGATTAATGTAATACACATCCATTTACAGAATCCCCCTTTCTCGCAAATGCTCATCCATAATTCTGCCGAGTTCCCTGCTGCCCACTGATAAAGTAAGTTCCCTGACCGCAGATTTCATACACTTTTCCATCTTATTGTAATCAATCCCCGGATCGTTACTATACGCCTTGTTCTCCTCTGCTGTCAGGACACGCTCTCCTTTGTGCAACACTGCCTGATATCCGTCGTAAGGTACGTTATCAAGTCCGTTATAGTGAGAATATCCCTGCGCTGCTGAAATCGCAGCGTTAATGCCACTTGTTATTGCGTTCGTTGCTAATGTGATCGACAGTGTCCTCGCTCTCGTGGCGTTGTTCGCTTCCTCATCAATCGCCCGTAAATCTGCGATTGTTCCGTCTTTATTAACCTTTACCTCACAAGGTGTTCCGTTTAAAATCGCAATTCCTTCCCGCGTGCCGTCTGCCGACTTTTTAATGTCCGACAAGGAGCTCACAACATCCCCATTCGCATTGACGAGTTCACCGTTCTTCTCTTTCAGTCCATCTAAGGATGTTCCCAGCATCTCAAAAGACCCTTTTCCGCTCAGTGCCATCTCCATCGTCGCAGCTTGGATTTCTTGCGAATATCCAACAAGTGTTCCAGATGCTTCGTTGTAGAGACCGACAATCTTCCCTGTTGCCTGATCATAATTGACCACGATATCCTCATTTGTGCCTTTTTCCATGTTATATAGGGTATAACATCCTGACTCTGTAATTTGCTCTAACCCCGCATACCTTTCCTGTACCTTTTGCAGATATTCAGCATTCCTTTCCTCCTCTCCTGTGAGGATCTGACCATTCAAGTCGCTGATTCCCTCCAGTAATTTCGGGTTGTATTCTTCGATAATTCGTAGATATTCGTCGTAAAGGTCACGCTGTTCTGTAATCTTTTTCTGCTTATCCTGCTCTAAATTTGCGATCTGTTCTTCATAATACGCCCGATCTTCTTCCTTGCATGTGCTAAGTTTACTCTGCAGTAGCTGTATTTCTGTGTCGTAGGCCGCTTGAATCTGTACGATTTCATCATCTCTGATCTTCGCTTTCTCTTGTAAAAGTTCCGATGCACTTTCAAGATCCATCGTTCGCACTCGAGCAGCAAACTCATTTTTTGCATAAAGGATTTCCTGCTCTGTTCCTCCCAGCGCTTCCAACTCAATCTGACGTATCCGTTCGTTTTTACTTTGGATGTCTGCAATTTCCTGCTCATTCAACTGTCGTTTTTCATTCGCTGCGTTTTGCTGGATCGCAAGAATTTCACCTTGTAACGTCTGTACTTCACTAATCTGCGCATCACTTGATTGCGACAACAGTTCCAGTACTTTCTGTTCGCTTTCATCAATCACCTGATCATCTGCGATGAACAGGTCTTTCAGTCCGCTTTGCGCCTCCTCTTTCCTGTTTTCGATCGTCGAGATTACTTCGTCACATATACCATTGACCCGTTTCGTAAACCCATCGGTTTCCTCCTGTGTCATGATTCCGTCAAATCCGATCTCGTGCAAGTACACACTGAATTCTTGGACCTTTTTCGTAGATTCTTCCACGGCTTCCTGAAATTCAGGACTTAACTCATCGCTGAATTCTTTATGTACATACCCCATTTCTTCCAGTTCATCTTTCGTGTACCTTGTAACTCCCTGCAGATCTGCCAGTGCTTCTTCCAGCCATGACATTTCCTCTCTCGATTTAAGGACTGTGGAATTGAGCACATCGCTTTGCTCATGAAGAGCATATACTCCGGCGCCAACCGCTGCTAAACCTGCCGCAAGGGGTGCACATGTTCCCAGAGCGCCTGTAAAGCTTTTTGCAAGCACAGATCCTCCTATGCCTGCCGCCTCTTGTGCGTCACCGAAAGCGCTAAGTGCTTTTGTGACTGCTCCTATTCCTGTCTTTAACTTAGTATAGGTTTGAATCCCACCGCCGATTAGTTTTAACGCCGGACCTGCTGCCGCAAGAGTGATTCCCCACTGCACCACATTCTCTTTCTGCTCATCTGTTAATTCGGAAAATGCTTCTGCCGCATCCCCTAATATATCAGACGCTTTCTCGATTACCGGAACAAACGCTGCACCAAAATGTACTCCTTCGTTCCGAAGTTCATTCAATGCGCCTTTTAACTGTTCTGCCGGAGTCGCATCTATTTTTTCAAACGCCTTTTGTGTCGCCCCTGCGCTTGTCTCCATTCCCCGCAGCATTTCGTTGTATTCTTCGCCGTTGTTTTTATACAGCACCAATGCCGCCGATCCTGCTTCCACAGAGCCAAACATATCTTTCAAAGTCTTATCGTTCTTTTGTGCCTCTACATTTAACAGACTCAAAATCTCTGTTGTAGACGTCCCCTCTTTTTTCAGATCTGCAAAACCTTTTCCTGTCAGATCCCGCAGCGTTATGTCCGCAATACTTCCGCTTTTTGACAACTCTGACAGCATTGCTTTTAAGTACGTTCCCGATTCCGCTGTTAGATCGGA